CGGTGGGTGTTATACCTTTAAATGTGCAGTTTGTGTACACATGTTTTTTATTAGCTGGATTTGAAATAGTGTCCCTGTGTTGTGAAGATGTGACATAAAGTGAATCTACATATTCACCATCCATAATAAATTCACAATCTATAGAATGTATTAAAAAGTAATCTCTTCCTGATAGTGCTGTCCCTCTGACCGTTTGTGACCAATTTTTAAAACCACAGTTTTCAAAAATTGCATACTCTGCCCCCACAGTGTCTTCTGTTGTTGTTAGATATACACTATGTTCACCAGAAGTATCAAAATCAAAATCAGTGAATCTAACATTAGAGGAAAGTTGTGTGTGATTTTGTAAGGCATTTCTAGACCAACCACCTATAAAATGTATGTTTTTTTGTTTATAAGAACTGAAGTTAAATTGAGTTCCATGTGTGTTAGTGCTGCTATAGATGTTGTTATCTCTATCACCGTCAATTTTTAAATCGTATATAGTAACATTGTCAGTGTTTATCTGAAACAAATCACCGTGCAATTCATTGTCTGGATCAACATGCTTAAATACTCCTTTAAAATTAATAGTTGAATTAGGGTTGCTGTAAGTTACACCATTAGAGTTAATTGCAAATGTTTGATTTGGTATTAAGACATTTTCAACATCGTTTTGTTTTGCAAAATCAAATGCTTTTTGAATAGCTACTGTGTCATCTGTTACACCATCCCCCACAGCCCCGAATGCTTTTATATTAAGAGAAACTAATTTAACCATTGTTTCAGTTTGTGCCAACTGCGACTTAACATTATTTAATTCAGGAGCATATTGTTCCTCTAATTCATTCAATCTTCGCTCGATCTCAGTGGTCAATTCTGCTTCATCGAAGCTACCATCAATCAATTGTTCCGTAATCTTAATTGCTGTTTCTGATGATGTTCCGGATTCTTCGATGGATTCTGCGATAGCCTCACGAACATCCCGTCCGTATACTTCACTTCTGACCGCATTAGCTAGATTTTTAAACTTTTCTGGTATTGCCATCACTATCGCTCCTTGTTGTCCATTTTTCTTTCAATTGGTGCGCTCGCTTGCGTAATTCTTCCGACTGATAAACTAACAATCTAGCCCTGGTTTCCTCCACCTTCTAAAACCTCCACTCGATGTACTAAATTGTCCAGATTAACAGGCTCTGTAAGTGTAATTAGATTCAATTTTATTTTATCTATAGCAGACATTAACCCATCCATTTCGGGTGTTGCGGGATCATAATCTGGTATCGCATCAACGGCATCTATTAAATCACTGACGGCTTGATTCAGGTTGTTTATAGATTCTTCTAACGCGGGTATATCAGCATCTCCAATAGCCTCATTAATATCCCCTAAAGCAGAATCAACGGCTTTTACTTCTTGTTGGATGGTTGCCAGTCTTTGCGATTGACCGTCTACAATACTTTGTAATTCAACCACTTGCTTAGATCGTTTATTTGCCTCTACCTGGTATTGTGTTAATGTCCTGTATTGATCGCCTATGACCAGTTCAATGTCGTTAACCGTAGATACATAGATGGTCTTTTTTATTACCTGTAAAACCTCATCAATATCAAATAAAGGGTTAACAATCGGATAATAGTTATCTACTTCAAAAGGCGCTAGCGATTGATCTAATGACGATAAGTCAACAGGCGTAACCTGATACGATAGTTTTGCAGCCTTTTGCGATGCAAGGAACTGCTCTCCACGTGTTTTTAGGATACTCGGAACATTGATGTCATCGTAAACCATCTCGCCTTCAAAGATTCCGAATTCCCCAATCAAATCAGGGTCATCAATATAATCAATGCCGTTGTTCACTTCGGCAATCGTTATTCTTGCCTGAGAAGCATCTACAGCATCAGGATCATCCGATTCAATTCTTGCGCCGAGCGGAATCAATCGTGTGATGACATTTGTCGGGTCTATTTCCCTTTGCATGTCCTTTAAATTTCGACCTAGTCTTATCGGCTCATTCATTGATTCTCCGACGTTTTCAAGGTAATCAAGGTATAAAACATCTGATTCCTCTCTAAGCTTCAAATAACCGCCTAATCGGTCGATTAACTTGTCCTGTATTGTCGGGAAAGTCTTCTCATATCCCAAATACCGATATACGTTGTCGGTTGTGTTTGTTACGGTTACATCACCTACTTGCATTTTCTTGTGCGGCTCAACTTGGCGATTGTGATTATCGACAATGACCTGGAAAAACTCTCTTACAGTCATATCCCTGTATTCTCCGTGTCGCTGATTGCTATCTTGCAGATAAGCAAGAAATCCTTCTGCTTCGTACTGTATTGTCGCCAGTCCGTTTACCGTCATCGATTGCGTAGGTCTTAGGATGCGCCCTCCGAACTCTTGTTTACCGGTATTCGTGTTAAAGACTCTTACAAGTGTTTTAAGGGGCCTTATCCTGTTCCAACCCGGGTTTTGTAGGTTAATAGAAAACCGAAAATCCGGTATTCCTACCGTCTTTTGAATCACTCGGCTGTCTGTTGATATTTTCGGGCCATAAGGAGATTGTATGACAAAGCCTTGTGTATCTTCGTGTCCGTCGTATAACCTTACCTCGTACATCTATAACAACTCCTTATGCCATTCAAACTTGATCAAGCCGTTACCCGTAATAGTCATTGGGTTGCTTCCCATGTTTAGTCTAAAAGAATCGTTTTGACTTCGGCCGGAAGGGACGTTATAGGTTATCCCGCCCTTGAAAATAGTCATCGGCGCCGTTGTGATTAATATAGGTGCTTGGCTGTTAGAACCAATATTGTACATATCAATTTGTTGTGTACCAGCAACTGAAAACTCATTTACGATAGAAGCATCTAACTCGAAATTAAATTCATCCCAAATGTCGTGTCCTTCTTCCAAAACTCCAATTTTAAAAGGGTAAGCGTCGAAATCAACGGTTACCCTTAATCCGCCTGTTGCATCTTCTGTTGTTATATGGGTGCATTTTGCCTTGTAATAATACCCCTCTGCGTGGTCATCGTATAAATCGGAAAAACCATCCTTCATGAGCCAATTTTCCAATGATGTTTGGACGATTTTTCTATTTGTGTAGTTTCGATTTTTTATCTCAAATACATACGACAGGGTACGGTTATCGTAAAATCGTTCCCCTAAAATGTCGGAAAAATCATAGTTCCCTTGCATAAAAGGAACTGTATCGGTAATTAGCTTCTCCGGCGGCGTGGGAGCCTGCCGATCGACCAACCACATGTCAAAGCCTCTTGTGTGTCTGCCGCCGCGAGAAAACCCCTCTTTAGGCATTGTGGCCATATCGGGCAATCCGTTAGTTAAGTCGATCATGCTTCTCCCCACCTTTCAGAGTTTTGTGCGTTATTTCCGAATGTTTGGTTGTATCGATCTGCTGTCTGACCTACCAGTGCGCCGGTGTCCATTACAATGACTTGTTCACGATTTAATGCCTGTCTTAATATATTTTCAAGATTAGAGTCATTTCGATTAACTTCATGGTCAACGCTAGTGTTGATTCTTGCGCTAGAACTTGCTACCTCACCGGCTATGTCAACCTGTGGCATTTCTCCATTGATCGCATTAGCAAGACCCGCCATAGCTCTAATGGCTTCATTTTCGCCTTTTTCAATTGATTCAGCGATAGACTGCGGTATTTGAATTTTCATGATATCCCGTAAAGCTCCCTCTTTTGCCGGGGAGAATGGGAGGAAATCACGTATTTTAGAAGCAACACCGCTGATTGCGCTTGTTACTTTCCCGACAGCGCCTCTAATACCGTCGGCTATACTGCCAACAATGTTTTTACCGGCATTCAGAAAATCTCCAATTTTACTAGTTACTCCACTCAAAGCGCTACTCGCTAAGTCGCCTCCCGTGGATAGTAAATTACTAAACATACTGATGATCCCAGATATTATACTGGTTACCAACTCTTTTCCGGCTGACAGAAGGCTTCCCGCCAAGCTTAAAGCACCATCAATCAAAGCAAATATTAAATCCTTACCCGCTGATAGCAATTGAGGTATCATGCCTATTATCGCTGCCACAAGCTGAATGATTAATTGTACACCGGCTGATAGCAATTGTGGCACTATGCTTATAATGCCTTGTATCAGAGCCATCAAAATTTGAATACCCGCATTCATTAACTGAGGCAACATGCCGATTAATGTTTGAACTAAAGCAAGTAATAAATCCATCCCTGATGACAGCAATACAGGAAGAATACTCACGATTCCCTCAATCAAAGCCATCAAAATTTGAATACCTGCATCAATGATTAAAGGCAGATTCCCAACAATTACTTCCAACAAAGAATTAATTATCATGAGAATTGATTCGATCAAAACGGGTAAAATGGTAATTATCCCTTCAATCAAAGCATTCAAAATCTGCATGCCGGCTTCCATCAATAAAGGTAAATTCTCAATCAAAGTCGATGCTATCAACATCACAAGCGTTAGCACTGTCTCAATGATTAAAGGTAGCATAGTGACTATCGTATCGATCAAAGTTTGCACTATCATCATATAAGTTTCGATCATCATCGGTAGCATGGTGACTATTGTCTCGATTATTGTTACTAAAAGCTGGACCACCGTTTCAACGATTAACGGAATCATCATTACAACCGTATCTATCAAACTGGTGACAATTTGCATGTAAGTTTCTACCAACATAGGGAAATTCGAGACAATCGTCTCAATCAACGTAGTCAAAATCTGAACCCCTATAGTCGCTACCAACGGAATTACACTTACTATTGTTTCTACAAAAGTAGTAATTATCGTTACCGCAACAGGCGCTATTTCTCCAATTGATGTTGCTAAACCCTCGACGAAATTAGAAATCATCTCTACTCCGGTTTGTGTTATTTCCGGCAGTCTCTGAGATATACCCTCTAAAAATCCGGTAACCATTTCGGCGCCTCTTGTGATCATTTCCGTTGCTGACTCGGCCATCGTCGTAATTAAATTTGCTATTTCGGTAGCGAAATTATTTGCAAATTCCCCGAATGACATATCACCCGCAAACACGCTCATTAAATCCGAGAATATAGATGTTTGAGTGGACAGCAAAGCAAATCCTTTTATCAGCCATCCAATCGGACTGGCCAACCCAAGGAATAAAGTTGCTACTGTAGTTAAAGGTCCGACAACTGCTCCCAAAACTTCCCTGATATCGATTGACTCTCTTAGATTGCTGATAAATCCGCTAACCCTTTGCGCGGCATCTCCAAGCCAATCCAACGCTGAGTTAAATGCATTTATAGCACCAGTGGCGAGTGCGCTTGTGAACTCTGCTATATCTGTTCCAAGATCGCTAAAAAACGCCCCCACAGTGCTTAAAATTGGTTCTATTCCTGCAATTGCTGTTTTCACTGATTCCCATGCGTTTACCACGATGTCTCTAAATGTTTCGTTTGTTTTCCACAAATAGATAATACCCGCGGTAACTCCGACAATTAAAGCAGCTAGCCAAGCGAAAGGGTTCGCCATAATGACTTTATTTAATGCCAGAAAGGCGTACTGCAATGAAAATATTGGATTCATCAAGAAAAACATTGCGCCGGATAGCCTTGTCACCATCGATGATATGGCAATAGCTGTTTGGAAAGCCAAAAACGCACTTGTTAAACCTACAAGAACAGGAGTTAACGGTCTCATGTAACCAATCAAACCAAACAAAGCATTGCCTAACGGCTCAATAAACTTTGAGGCACCTTCAAGCGTGGTTTCCATAAAAGAACCAAATTCTGCTATCATTCCACGCATATCTGGCAGTCCATTATCTGTTAACAATTGGTCAATAGAATCAACAATTGATATAATCCCACGAGCAGTCGCTGCTTGCATGTTGGCAAAAGAACCCGCCCAAGACGCACCAGCTTCTTTTGCGGCGCCTTCTATAGCGCCAAAGTTCTCGGTGCCGTTTTGCATTGCATCGTTCATAATGTCAACAAAATCACCTGCATCTATAGCGCCCTTTCGCATTTCTTCGGACACTTCTTCCACTGATTGGCCTGTAGCATCTGCGTAAATCTGCATAGCAGGAACACCCGCCTCGGTAAGGCGGTTCATTTCTTCCATTTGTACAGAGCCACGAGAAACCATTCTCGAAATCGCTTCGGTCACGGTGCGGAAGGTTTCGTCTGAGTTGTCACCATAAAACGCTACTGCATCTCCCCAAGAAGCCATCGTTTCGGTTGCTTTATCTACATCCATACTACTAGTTACGAAGTCCTGAACAGCCCTAGCGCCCACATCAAGCCCGTATGACGTTCCGGTGACTGCGTCGTTTACTTCATCCAGCACCCGAGCCGCCTCGTCAGCGCTACCGGTCATGGTAACCATAACCCTGTCAAATTGCTCCATGGTGTCTATGCGGTCAAATGCACGTCCTACAGCACTTCTTAATACTCGGAATACACCAACGGCCGCCGCGACTCCTGCGATGGTTTTCACCAACGAACTAATAGAAACGTTAGCTTTTTTGGTTGAATTGTCTACGCCACCGACTTCTTTCTGCGCTTTTGCGAAGGCTTTTGCGAATTCATCTACTCCAACAGCTTTCAAATATGCTTCTACACTATATGACTCGGCAATAACACTCAACCTCCCTTCGCATTTAGGATTGCAGCCGCTTTAGCCATTCGCCTTTCTTTTTGACTTAATCGTCGAACGGGACTTTCTAAATCCTGTAATCTTTTGTCGTAATCAAAGAAATCCTCGAACTTCTTATAAACTGATACTGTTTTTTGGTTCTTTCCAGACCCTTTTGTTTCGGTTGCTGTGGCCTGATGGTTCATCCATGCTTGTAATGCGATATCGTATTCCTTATCAATCCGGGCCAAATTAAAAGCCCTCATCCGCATTTGGTACTCATACAAAGTGAGTACTTCAACGCCATAAAGGCTTGTAAAATCTAAATACCTAAAGCAATTTATAATGATTTCTTCGTATGTTTTTTTAGACTGGTTTAACTTTCTTGTTTGGCTTCTTCCTCTTTCGCCTTCTCCTGAAAGTCTTTGAGTGTCTCCTTCATCACTGGCGACTTCCCCATTTCGTCTTGTATTTCATTGAACAATTTATTTAATCCATCGTTTTCTTCTGCATACTTCTCTACGGCCGCATCCACTTTATCAATATTAGGAGCATCATCTGTATGAGAAATAGCTGCTTTAATAACGTTAGACAGACCAGAGACACTTTTTGTTTGAAGTTGAATGACGGCTAGGTTAACACCCATACCAAACTGCAACCCTTGTGTATCGACCTTATATACTTTGTCCAATTCACGGATGCATTTTAGTCCAAATTTTAATTGATAGTTTTTCTTCCCTATTTTAATTTCCATAGTTAAGTCCTCCTAATATTTAATGAAAAAAGAGAAGGCAGAACGCCCCCTCTTATCCTTCTACTCCTCCACCATCTTCGCCATTTGCTACAGTGTCCTTGAATGCGTACTGCACAGCTTCTTCTTGTTCCTCGGTCAGTGTGGCCATACCTTTTTGCGGTTCCAATTCCACAATAAAGTTACTGGATACGGTTGATTCATCCTCAGCAGATGACGTGCTTTCCCAGGAATCAAGATACCCCTGTGCATATACAGCAGGGTATTTGTCCTCTTCCTTTAATTCCTCGTCAACCGTTACTTCCCAAAGTTCCAGTTTGGACCCGGCTTTTGCTGCATCCTCAAGCATTTCCCTAGTGGGGTCTACTTTTGATTGGATTGCTTCGATACTCACTTCTGATTCCAGTTCGCCGACTTTAACAATAGTTCCATCTTTGGTGACAATACGATCTAGCGAACGAGAATAACTGAAAGTGTGTTCCGTTTGAAAAACCAGTTTAGCAGCTTCTGTGTTTTGTTCTGACAGCAACCTAAATAAAAGTATCTTATTCTTGCCTTCTTGCATTTCAGCCATGGTATTACCTCCTAGTAAATGTAAATTCCAATTCCAATATTCCGTGTAACAACGTTTGCGACATGGAATCGTCAATAATGATTTGTCCGGTTCCACGTTTTAACGTTAAATTAATGCTTCCTGCTTGTTTTACAACGTACATAGCATGTTTTATGTTGTCTCTCATCGTTGTTGTCTCTCTGCGTTGCCTGTAGGTGTTATAAACGTGCACGGTGACTTGTATATCACCAAATAAACCGGACTTCGTGTGTCGGTCTTGCTGGAATATCTCTCCGATGAAAACAAAGGGATACCCTGTTTCGTCCGGTGGTAGATAACCAAACGTTCTATACCCCAAATTTTGACTTTCCATAAAAATAGCATCGTAAACTTCCTGTTCTGGTGACTTTTCGATTACTGGCACGGCATCACCTCATTAATCTGCGCATGTCATCTATAAATTTTTTTCTTTGATCGAAGTAAGATGGTCTTATATGCGGGGTTCCGGGTTGGAAACGCGTTCCGTATTCTTGATAAGCAGCATAAGCGGCCTCACTCGTTACTTTCGCCGTTAAGCCGTCGTCCTCATAGTTATAAGAAATAAATCGTTTCAGGTTACCCGTGTCAACTGGCGCATATCTTTGCGCCCCCCTTTGCATTTCAGAACCATTCAACTTAACGACGTTTTTCACATCGCTTAAATTAGCATTACGCTTTAATTTTCCAATAAGATTACTGGTTCCCCTTACTTCAATACTTCCCCTAGCCATTTTTTACACCCTCCAAATAAAAAACGCCTTTCCGGTAATCGGATTGGCGCTTTACTTGGTATTTTGGGCTTTCTTCGTTTTCTTTTTCGTTCAAATGGACATAGTCCACACGGTCATTATAAGGGCGCTGTAGCCTTGCAACCGTAATAACTGTATCAATCTGCCCGAAAAGCTGATTCGTGCGGTCTACGCCCATTGAAGATAGATTGCACGGTCTTACTGTTTTGATCAGTTCGCCATCCACGTATTCGCCTTTTTCAGGGTCATAATAGGATTCCGTTTCTTTCACAAAAGTGATGCGTTCTGAAAAATTCATATGAACATCACACGCCCTCTTCCCGGCTTTTCGGGAGGTTCTTTGTGTGCGGCGATAATAGATTCATAGGGCACAAATTCATCCTTTAAATCGTAAAAAGAGATGCTGTGCCCTTCTACAGATTCGGATTGCATACCTTCTGTTCCTATCCTATTAAACCGCCTTACCGATATTTCTTCGACAATGAAATTCAATTTTTCTGGCACTTCTTCTTTGGTTAGAAGTGCCTTTAAGTGACTTTCTACATTCTCAATGATGATACCTAGGACTTCGTTCTGCAGATCGTCCTGGATACCTAATAACTTTTTTATGCGCTCCAACATGTTATTCACCTTCTAACAATTGGATGAGTTCGTCCTTCGTAGCGTTTGTCTGATATTCAATTCCTCGTTCGTCAAGTAGGGATTTTAATTCATTTTTTGTCAAAGCGCTGAAATCTTCTTCCTCTTGTTCTTCAAATTCAAACGATGCCGCATCGACTTGATTTTGTGGCATGTGGCCGTATTTCCTAACGATGCTTACTACTTCTCCCTCGGTCACGGAGTGAGTGGTATATCCGATGTGGTTGCCCTCATCCGGCCTGAAATCCTTAACCCTTCCTGCTTCGTCACACATTACAAGTGTTCCCGCAGGTAAGTTTTGAGCTGCTTCTACACGCCACACGGGATTATCCCGCACGGATACAGACACAATACTGTCTTCTTCCAATTCCGAACTGGTTACAAAATCGGGGACCCAACCTAACTCAGACGGTTTTAACAGTATCGTATCCCATCCATCCTCATCGTTTTCCACGCCAGCCAGAGCAAGTAATCTGTTTGCTGGTATGTTTTCTAATACTTTTGCTTCAAATGATGTCATTATCAATCATCTCCTAATAAAAAAATTAAGTGAGGCAGAAGGAATTACCCTTCTACCCCACCGCCTCCGTCTGTTCCGTTTGGTTCGATTTTTGCAAATGCATCATCTTTAAGAACCATGAAACCGACATCCATCGTTGCACGAATAGCCATCAATTCACGTTCCCATAGGTTAACAGGGTTCCCGTCTCCGTCCACAATAGAGGATAGTTGAGCCTCCTCGGAAATGCTGTAATTTAAGTTGTAAGGGATTCCGTAACGTGCATAGTTAAAGTTACCTGCGAATAGTTCACCTTTTTCCATATTTGTAGAATCTAAATCAGCAACAGCTTGACCATCTAGCGTATTGTTATTTCGATTGTACAAACGTACTGGATCTGTAATCGTTCCATCCTCTTGAGTAAATCCATCGACAACACGGCGCAACAGTGAACGGTTTTGCGTTTTAGAAATAAATCCATTTACGTCAAATCCTGCATCGTTTACAAAATCAGTCAATGCAAAGAAGTTATCTCCGTTAATGTCACCAGTAACGATGTGCCCTGCGTCTGTTACCGATTCTTGAAGCGATTGAATAAATGGGTTATCTTCATTCAAGATTGTGGCTTCATCAAACTTTTTGTAAAAAGCTTCAGCTATTAATGGACGTACTTGCGTAAAGAAGTCAGTCACACTGTATTGTAGAAATTCACGTGATACTGGTACGATAACGGCAAGTTTCTTAGCTTCCATTGTTGCTGACAACCATTGTGGTTTAGATGTTTGAATTACTTCACCTTCACCTACCCAGTAAGCTCCAACGCCTTCTGCTAGGTACTGGAATGTTTTCTTCTGCTTTGTCATTTCTTCATATTGTGCAAGCTGCATCATAACTGAATTGCTCATTGTATCTCTTAGAATAAGCGTTCCTTGTTCCTCTGGGATTGCTCCTGTTTTATAATCTTGTAATAATACATTATCTGGATTAAAAGTTACCATATTGATATTCCTCCTAATTATTTAATTAATCTAGCTTCCTTCGCCAAATCTGCTACTGATGGCGATTTACCGTTTTTGAATGAGCCGCCTCCTGCAGGTGGTGTATCTTGACGTAATTTTTCTTTAACTGCTGCATTAACAGCTTCGTCAAACGTTTTTTTAAAGGTATTGATATTTTCCAATGTCTTTTCAGCATCTTCACCAAGCAGAAAATCGGCAAATTCAGATGGCAAGCTTTTCTCTTGCAAGTCATCTACCGCCTCTGAGCGCATCACTTTCCGAGCAATTTCATTTTCTCTATCCGCCAGGTCTTTTTCACGTTTGGTCATTTCTGCATCTTTTCGCTCTTTCTCAGATAGCTTGGATAGCTGTTTTTCTTCATCAAGCGCCTTTTTAACAGCGTCACTTAATTCTGATTGGTGTTTTGCTTCACGCTTTTTGAGTGCTTTGTCTACAGCTTTACTAATCTCTCGATCTACATCAGCCTGAGAAAATGTCGTTTCTTCCTGCTCATTCTCTTCATTTTCGTTTTCAGTAGTTTCTGTTTCCTCGGTCTCAGTATCTTCATTATCGTCAGCAAAAAACTGTAAATTCATTTTTAGTGGTTGTTCCATTTCCTTTTCCTCCTAATCCCATGCAGTCATTTATTACCAATCTTTCATTGCATACAAAATAAGCCCCAAACAGTCCGTTACAGCCCATTCAGTGCTTATCGGTTTGAAACTATTCGATTGATATTAAAACGCCCACACACGACTTAATTTTAAGCATAATAAAAGCACCTAACGCTTGACTGCTAGGTGCAATTTAATCAATCATTTCCCAATCCTCTGCTAACATATCGGCTTGTGAAGCTAACCAACCTGGTTGCATATCATTACTCGCCGTTTTCATTCCAATACAATCTTGCATATCGTACCCCCGATGTATGGCATTTCCTGCATGAATAAGGGTTAACCACATACCTTTACCATTCCATCCCTTACGAGCAACCCTTTCGCCTTCTTTCAATGCTTCGATCGCTTGCCCAAAATTCATATTCTCACCACCTTCACGATTTACAATCGGCTACCGCACCTGGTAGCTAGGAGATAGGATCACTTCCTTTCGGATAACGACTTGCTAATCTTTTCTAACTCTTTTCTAATCTTGGTTAATTCAGAAACTAATGTTTTAGCGATTCTATCATCCATTTACAATCCCCTCGCTTCTAAATCTCTTTCAAACGCTTCCCTATCAACATAAGCCGCTTGTGAGCAACGGCAATTCGGATGCATGGGGTAGGCGTTCCTGCCCGGTTCAGCATCCTCAACATTGAACACTCCCCCATCTAAAGCAGAGCAGATATCGCAAGCTGTAGGCTCTGCAATGTATTCGTACTGTTCTATTTCTGCTTGTTCCATGCTGTCTTGGAATGCGTCCTGCTGCACTCTCGCCATTTCAGTTCTTAACAATCTCTCAGAATTATAGATGCTAGTATCAAATCTATTACGTAATTCCCTGGCTAATTCCCTGGGGTTCAACCCTTGCACAACGCCTCGGTTTAGAAGTCTGTCCAATTCACTTCTGAGCGCATCTTGATTATCCCAAAGCCTATCTGACCATGTAGCAGTCAAGAATGAGGAATTTACAATAGTCGGTATGCTTCTTTCGTTGTAATTCAATGTTTGACCCAAGATGCCAGCTTGTCGCTCGTATTCAGCCCTTGCACTTGCTGTCATGGATTCAAAAAGAATACGCTGTTCTTCGCTTGTCATTGCCAATAATTCAAGGTGGATGTTCGCTTTTAACATTTCCAAGCGATTAATCCGCATTGTGACGTTATAAAGCCGCATTTCTTCGTTTGCCCTGCGGGAGAAATCACGATCACGGACATATCGCCTTGCTTTTCGTTCATATCGGTCAATATCTAACCTTGTTACACGCTTTCTAGCCTCTTCGGTTGTTATACCCTCCGCAGATGCATAGCTGCCGTAAAAAGCTTCTATTTGGCTTTCAATTTCATCCATAGCACGTAATTGATTTGATCTAATCCGCCGGGCAGTCCTCGCATCATCTCTAATTGTTTGTTCTATATGGTCAAGTTCGCGCTGTCTCCAATAACTATTCGGCATTTTGGTCACCTGATACAAATAAGTCATTTAAATTGGGTGCTATAACAAAATCTTCATGTGGATGAACTATAGGCTTTTCTAGCTTAATTTCCCCATTACCATAGTCAACAGATTTAGACTCTATAACTATATTTGT